GTCTTTCTTTTGCGCGGCTCACATCGCTGGAGGGGGAGTCAAAGTCACCCAGATCTCACCCAAAATTCAAGTTTCTCACCCAGGGGGGAGGGTCTGGAGGGTGACATAGGGCCGCTAGGGTGACTAAGAAAACATCAAGTCACCCAAATACTCACCCTCTAGAACCCCAGTGTTTATTATTGAAGTATATACATTGGGTGAGAAGGTGAGATAATTTTTAAAAAAAGATATCTAGGCCCTTTTTGCTGTTAAGAAAAACTTTTGAAAAATATGTCACCCTCGTCACCCTGCATAAAATTCTTCAAGTGAGCTTGTCGATTCGTATCTTTGCGAAGTCCATGAACATAAAAAGAAACTCCAGAAGTAAACCTTGGTTAGCGAAGAAACAAGGTCGCAATCGAAGGTCTTTAAATGAGGGTAGGCTGATCCGTCCTTTTGAGGGCGTGGCAAGCAATGGGTTCTACAAGACACCTCAATGGAGGGCCACCAGGGAGTCTGTTCTTAATCGTGACGGTATTTGTCAATGGTGCCTGCATCTAGGACAGGTTAATCAGGCTACAGAAGCGGACCATGTTATACCTTTAAACAGGTGTGACAATGAAGGCATATCTAAATATGATCAATCAAACATTGTAGGAAGTTGCAGAAGTTGTAATGCAAGAAGGGCTTCTTACGAGGCTAACGGAGTTAGATTTGAATCATTCGAAGATTGCGTTAAGTATATGAGAAAGAAGATTTACGGTTATGAAAAAGGTTCTGATCAATAGCCTTGGCTGGACAGACGATGAGAGGCGTAGCTTTAGCAGTTACCTTTCTGATGTAGCTTCCGAATACGGTTGTTACATTAAGGTTGTTTCGGGAGTTGATTCTGAGGTGGACATTATGGTTGAAACGGACGATGAACGCATCGTTTATATGATTTTGGAAGGAGGTCTTATTTTATGAGAAAAAAACAAAGCAACCGAGCTGACTCAAAATCTAGCAAGCAGCTAAACAAAAAAACCAAGAAGCCTAAGCAGGAGAAGCAATACACTCATGCTCAGATGAAGAAGAAGGTTGATGAGTGGTGCAGCAAGTATGTTAGGTGGTTGGCTGCTGACGAGGATGGTTTTGCACGTTGTTATACTTGTGGAAAAGAGGACCACGTCTCCAAGCTTCAGGCCGGCCACTTTGCTAGTAGGCGTTACATGAATACTAGGTGGGATCACGAATCTAACATTCGCACCCAGTGTGTCAGTTGCAACCTGTACGCCCAGGGCGAACAATGGGTGTTTGGTCAGGCCCTGGATAAGGAGCAACCTGGTAAATCTTCAGAGGTTATGCTCCGCTCCAAACAACCTAAAAAATTTACAATGCAAGACCTTCGCGTCATGTATGAGTGGTATAAGGCCAGGTGCGAGGAGATTTCATTAGTTAAAAACGTAAGAATAAAGAAAGCATGAGTTTACTTAGAGCTCACAAAGCAGTATATAATATTGTCCGTCAGGCACTTGACTCAGACACAACTACCTCTCACATAAGGGCTTCTGTGGGCGCTAGATTTCAGTCCGAACAGAACCCGGAGGTCATTATTCAGCAGTCAAGTTTTGATATTAATGACTTGAACACTCAAGATTACGGTACATTTGAGATATCTGTGTATTGTTATTCCAATACGTATTTGGAAGCGGCTAAGATTGCTGATTTGGTGTTTGACGCTGTACAAAACAACGAACAATATACTTTAACAGAAGAAGAACCAACCGGTTCTGGTGATGATGTTACTGTTTTTCAGACGCTATATCATATACGCGGTCTCGACCTTTTTCTCGAACATTATGATGAAGATGGGTATGAAGCAAACGTGCTGATCAGGGTGATCGAGTCACAGGAAACTTCTGGTGTTGGCACCCCTGGCACTGGCGGCGCTCCAGCCCCTTTCTATCCTCAGTCAACATCTCGTATTCAAGACCTTGCTGATGTTAACGTTTCTAGCTTAGCGCAAGGTAACGTTCTTACCTATGATTTTGCCACGAGCAAATGGGTGAACTCTGAAGTGTCGACAACACTTGCTGATCTTGATGACGTTGATTTAGGCACAGCGTCACTGGTTGGGAAGGCTTTGGTTTATGATCAGACGTCTCAAAAATGGGTTCCTGGTCAAGCTGGTAGCGTTATATTAGAAGGTAATGAAATTGATGTTACCCAGATTGGCGATTACACTGTTATTTCTATTGAGCCAGACCTAAATGTAACAACTATACAGGCCAGCGGGTCAGCCGCTTTTGTAGGAAACGTTGACGTTGGTGGTGAATTAAGGATGTTTGGGGCAACGCCTAGGCTAATAAGGCCTTATAATCTAGGCGGCACAACTGGAGCTTTGACAGTACAAAGTAACGGTGATTTTATTATAGAGCTTGATGAGAACGACAATGACGCAAACAGCTCTTTGATTGTTAAAGATGGTTTAAATACTGAGATATTTAAAGTTAGCGAGTCTGGAGAAATTGTTGTCAATCAGCAGTACACCTTGCCGACAACAGATGGTAATGCTAATTACTTTCTAAAGACCGATGGCAATGGTCAATTGTTTTTCGCTACTTTAAACGGAACGAGTGGTAACACTGGCGCTTCTCCAGCGCCTCCTCCTACATACGAGTTAAACGACCTTACAGATGTAGATACAACAACTGTTGCCCCTACTGATGGTCAGGCCTTGGTGTGGGATAACGTTAATAGCAAGTGGGAGCCAGGAGATGTAGGGATTGATGGACTTTCGTCTGCTTATGTTGATACAGATATCCCTCAAAACTGGTATGCAGACAGCTCTCAAATTATTGGGGTTGGAACTCACAACCCTTCTGGAGTTAAGGTGGCGTTTGGTGAGACGGGCGCTTCAGATTTGTTTTTTAAGTCAGATGGCACCAGACTGTTTGTTGTTGGTACCACTCTAGATAGCATCCAATCTGTTGACCTTCCTATCGCTTGGGATTTAAGCTCCATATCTTCTACAGCAACGGTAACTACTGTAAACCTGGCAGGTTCAGCCGCAGTTGGTGGTAGAGGCTTAGAAACTGCTCTTTCCAATATGCACGTAGCTAATGACCCTAACGACACGGCTACTTATGGCAAGAAGTTCTTTGTGGTTGGGGATACCCATGACGAGGTTCAGGAGTACACATGTACCACAGCATGGGATTTGAGCACTATGTCCCCCAATGCTACCGCAGTTTTTGATTTACGGACGGATCACGGGAGCAACGTATATTCAATTACGTTTAATCCTGACGGCACTATTATGTATGTCGGAAGAGCTGGCAGCCCTAACACGTTCTCACACTTTGACTTATCTACGGCCTGGGATTTATCTACAGCTGTTTATAACTCGTCTAAGTCAGCTACTATTAGCGTCAGATCCACTTCATATGGCAACTTCGAAAGTTACGTAACAAATATTGCGTTTAATGGAGACGGAACAAAAGCTTATTTTGTAGGGAGAACGAGGTATGATCTTCACAGTACTACGCTCTCTACGGCTTGGGACCTGTCTACTTATACAGACGATAATATTCCTTTGAATCTCTCTGGAGGTTACGTAGAGCAGGCTTTTGGGACCTTATATCCCAACTGGGATCAAGAGAACTTTCTTTGGCCTATTGGGTTATTCAATACAGACGACTACTTATACATACTCTTTAACACTAATGACCAGATAATTCGTTTAGACAAGAGGTATTACGAGTTAGACCTTGAAGCTAGGGTTAAAAATAAGGCTGTCTTTCAAAGAGGCCTTCGATCATACGGCGAGGTAGAAGTTATTGGTACGATTGAAACTTCTAATTTCAGAACAGGTGGTAACGCTTATTTCCAAGGAGCCATGAACTGGGCTGGCTTTAATTCTGGTCCAGGCGTTACGAAAAACAGTACGTTCTTTTTAGGGACGAGTATGGGCAATTTGGCTTTTGTCAACTCTGGTGAGCCTTCAAACTACGCTAATGCCACCAGCAAAGACGTAAATAACACTACTGCTGGAACATGGGTTTTTCCTTCTGACCTAACTGGAGCTAATAACATCATCTTGCCAGCCAGCTCTGGAGTCGTGATGCTTGACACTGATACACATTACATCTCTAGATACAATACAGAGGCGGCAGCAAGTATTACAGGCGCTACAGAAAAGATAGAGTATTACTACACGGCTAGGGCTGACGGTCAGGGAGAAAAGGAAAGGTTCATTCATAATTTGCCTGCCCCTGGTCAAACGGTAGCAAGAAACATTTATTACTCTAGTAAGGCTTTTGCCGTTCCAGACACTTCTGCTGACTGGACTTTTTCTTCTTCGTATAGCTCTTATTCGGATGCTTTGAACGCGGCTAAAGCTCTTTTAAACGATCGGGCTACAGGGACGTTGCCATTAACAACTAAAATTGCTACGACTGGTCTTTCAACTGTCAATTACCTTACTTTAGATAGTGGGTCTATGACGCTTGGTTTTAGCTTAAGACGCCTTAACCCTAATTATACTGGGGCAGCTATTAGGGTGATTAACGACAGCGGCGTTGAGGCAGATATAGGTTTTGTAGAGGAAGCTTTAGACACTTCGGCTTTGTTGACTCACTGCGGTTCTGGCGATGGATATCTTACTGTGTGGTACGATCAAAGCCAGGGTGGAGCTACAGGTACTGGCAATGATGCTACTTATGGCAACCCTTATTACACACCTACCAATCGACCTAAAATTGTGAGTGCAGGGACGGTCCTTACTGATAACGGTAAACCATGTGTCTTCGTACAAAACTCCTCTATGCGGCTCCCAAGCCAAATAGATTTCACCCCCACAAACGGAACTCTTTTTGCCTATGTAGCCTCAAAGAACGCTTCTGCTAATAATAATCAAGGTATGGTTTTCGGGGACTATCAAGGGGTTAACAACAATCCGAATTATATTTGGGAACACTCAACATACATAGCAGGTACGGTATATAACTCAGCGACAAACTTCTATTTTGCGGCCCCAGAAAACGGTACGATAACTGGAGCTGGTCAGCACCTAGTTGTTTTTTATAGAAATCCAAGTAGTTTATGGTATATGGACAGAAACTCAGTCACCTCTGGAAATACTCTTAATAGAAACTACAGTTCTTCTGTTGAGACGTTATTTAATGGACACAGCAACATAGCCTATTCTTATTACGGGAACGTACAGGAAATAATCGCTTTTGACAGCAGTAAATCTAATGAGATGGCAGCTATTAAGTCGAACATCAATTCTTATTACAGTATTTATTAATGGCAAATAAAAATACGTTGTTACAGAAGATGAGAGAAGCGACTTCGCCTGCAAAAGACGAAGTGACTAAGGTTTTGCGCTCTGACATCAAAAAAACGTCTGATTTAAAGCCTATAGTTAGTCTGGATTATGAGGGTGAGCGTATGTTTACAATGGTTTTAGACTATCTTGATGAAACGGGCTTGCTTGAAAGTGTTGATGTTGTTACTATCACTATGCTTGCGAAAAACTTGTCTATGTTTGTTATGCTCTCCAGAGAGATACAAACGATCGACGACATAGTTCAGGTTTATGAGAACGGATCGTCGAATGTGAGTGGTAAAATGACGGCTTTATCTAAGGTTCAGGGCGAGGTGAGTAAGCTTTCGGCTAAGCTGGGCCTCTCTCCAATGGATCGTGCTCGCATGATGGGTGCTGCTGTTAATGCAGCGGCGGCCAACAGCAAGCGGGCTGAAGGCGATGAAATCGATGAGCTTGTCTAACAACGTCGCGAGGTTAAACCGCATGTGGGACTATGTCGAGGGTGTCCTTGACGGGTCTATTATTGCTGGAAAATACGTAAAAAAAGCCTACGAAAGGTTTACAAACGACCTAGAAAGGGTCGGCGACGACGATTTTCCTTGGGTTTTCGACCTTGAGACGGCCTCTAAATACGTGGCGTTTATAGAAACGGTGTGCGTTCACACCAGGGGAGAATGGGCTGGAAAGAGCTTTGTTCTTTCGGACTGGCAGGTGGCTTTTATCGGCCAGTTGTTTGGATGGGTTCATAAAGACGACGTTAAAAAGCGTCGTTTTACCACTGCCCACTTCTTTGTTGCTCGTAAATCGGGTAAATCGCAGCTCGCAGCAGCCATTATTTTAGCTATGGCTGTTCTTGACGATGACGGGGCCGGTCAGTTCGTTACTGCCGCCACAAAAAGGGACCAGGCCAAGGAGGTGTTTGATGAGATCCGCAGATGTGTGAAGCGGTCGCCAGCGCTAACTAAGCGCTTTACAGCCAACAGGCAGGAGATTCACGGCCCAAAAGACTGCATAATCAAGCCGCTTTCGTCTGACGCCAATACCCTTGACGGCCTGAGCTTGAATATAGGGTGCGTCGATGAGATGCACGCGATGAAGGATGGTGAGCTGTACCGGGTACTTGCCTCATCCATGGGTTCTCGTAAGTCGCCACTGATGCTCGCTATTTCAACCGCTGGTTTCGTGCTCGACGGTGTTGCTACCGAGTTCGTAAACGGTGGTAAAAAGGTGTTAGACGGCACGGTAAAGAACGAAAACCTATTGTTTTTATGCTACGAGATAGACAAAGATGACGGTGACGAATGGGACGATCCAGAAGCTTGGAAGAAGGCCAACCCTGGTCTTGGTGCGTCGATCTCTATGGAGTATCTTCATAAGCAATGCAATAACGCAAAGCTGTATGGCGGAAGGACGATCACGGAGTTTATGGTTAAGCACTGCAACCTTTTTGTTGGAGCGCAAGACATATGGATAGAGGATGATCTATGGATGTGTGAGTCGAACGTAAACAAACCTATCGACACTTCGTCACAAAAAGTTGATGCGTATATCGGTCTCGACCTTGCCGCCACGGACGATATGACTGCGTTTAGCGTAGCTGTTGGCGATCCGGACCTTGGGGTGCAACTTGAGAACTATTACTTCTTACCAGAGAGGGCTGTACAGCGAAGGCTAGAGAGAGACGAAACTCATATATACTCTCACATCTCAGACTACGAAAACGTGATAGTCACCCCTGGTAACGTCACGGACTACAACGTCATCAGGAGGATGATAAGCGGGCATTATGTTATGGACGGCAGGGTACAATACGACCCAAACAACCTTTCAGAGAAGTACAATATAAAGGGCGTAGCTTATGACAGGTGGAACTCACTTAGCTTAATCAGGGATCTTGAGGGTGACGGCGTTCCGTGCGACCCTTTCGGGCAGGGTTATGCATCTATGTCTTTTCCTTCCAAGTTCTTTGAAAAGCTGGCCTTAGAGGGTAAGCTTCATCATGGCGGCGATGAGGTGTTGAGGTGGATGATGGGCAATGTGTTTCTAAAACTAGATCCCAGCGGAAACATAAAGGTTGACAAGTCTAAGTCTGGAGATAAAATTGACGGCGTAGTCGCCTCCATCATGGCTATCGGTGAGATGTTAACGTTTGAAGAAGAAGAAAAAGCGCCAGACTTTGAGTTCTTTATGTCTGTGGTGGGATTGTAAGTAAAAAATTCTATTAGTATAGGTACCTCATCATTACCTTTGTGCCAATGTCCAAGAATAGAAGCCTATTTGAACGTGTTTTCGGTTTGAATAAGGAGGAGCGTAAAGCGCCTATCTTTCCGACCCAAGCTCACACTGGCTGGCTAAGCACTATTGTAAGCGATAATACTCTTGCTTCTGGAGCGGATACGCTTACGCTATCTGCTGTTTATGCTTGTGTAAGCAAAATATCTGACACCATAGCCTCTATGGGTGTTACTGTTGAAAAAGTAGACAACAAAGGCATTCGAAGGCCTATGCCTTCTCACCCAGTGACTCGGTTGATCTCGGTTGAACCTAACCCGTTGATGGGGGCTTATGAGTTTTGGCAGATGATTGTCAGTGACGCTTTGCTTTACGGCATCGGAACCGCTCTCATTTTGGATAATGAAATTTACTGGTTGCCAGCTACCGAGGTCCAGTCTAAACTTAATCCGGACGGAACCAGGTGGTATTCATATACGGGCTCTCCAACTATGATACCTCAAGAGCAAATACTAGAGATAAAGGCTTTTAGGGGGAAGAATCCGACAAACATCCAACTTCAAAACCTCAATACCGCTAAGTCAATACAAAACTTTGGCAGTACTTTTTTCGAAAATGGCGGTATGCTGGGCGGTATATTAACTACAAAAGAGCCGCTAACAATTGACCAGATGAGGGAGGCCAGTGAGCGCTGGAGGCAGGAATTCATGGGCAAAAAGAACGCTCATAAAGTCGCTATCTTGGGGGGCGGCTTTGCCTACCAGCCGCTCTCTGTGCCGTTGGAGCAGCTTCAGTTTGTAGAGGTTAAAAAGTATACTTCAGAAGAGATAGCGAGATTCTTTCAGGTGCCTCCAGCAATCATAGGCATGGAAGGAAATTCTTCTTATGACAACTATGAACAGCAAACACTACAATTTTTTCAGGGAACCATTCTCCCCTGGGTACGACGAATCGAGCTCGAAATCGAAAGAAAAGTCTTACGAAACGACAACAGTCTTTCGTGCAGGTTCGACATCGACTCCATGCTGCGAGCCGACTCCACGTCGCGTGCGAGCTACTACCACTCCCTTCTCTCTGATGGGGTTTTGTCTATCAATGAAGTCAGGAGTCGTGAAGGGTTGGCGCCGGTTGAAGGTGGCGACAATCATCACATACAACTTAATCAAATACCGCTTTCTTCTATGTCTGATTACGCCGATTCTGTGGTTTCTAAAGGGGATCCACAAGGTTCTGACGGTGTTGACAACCAAGCGATGATGGACTTAGAAGAAGAAGAAAATAAAGAATAAAATGCCTACACATTATTTTGAAGTAAATAACGTGCGAAAGTCTGGCTCTACCGCTCCTATTGGTAACGATGGTGTAAAGGTACAGCTCTCAACAACTCACGTAGCTTACATCCAGGAATCAACCGTTTCTGCTGCGCACAAAACCGCTGCGGTAAACGCATTGGCTAACGCAATGAAGCTTTACAATTCGGCAGATATTGCAGTACTTTCTGGCGTTGTTGACGACCTTGTTACCGCCGGTTCCACTGCTGCTGAAGGCACATCTCCCTGGCAACAGCGTGTTGGAAAAGGTATCTGGCAGATAACATATGGTTACGCCTCTGGAACTAATGCGGCTGCCCTGACCTCTGCTATCGCTGCGTCTGTAGTTATTGATCTTGAATAATGGCTGAGACTTACGGCGGATATCCACAAGCTGCTAAAAACCGAGCTAAAGCCGCTATCAAACATAAAGAAGAGAACGGAACGAGCTGCGGGACCAGTGTGGGCTGGACTCGTGCTCGTCAACTCGCTTCTGGGGAAAAACTTACCCTTGCAACCATAAAGAGAACGTTTTCGTTTTTGTCGCGAGCCAAAACTTACGACCAGGGAAAGTTCACTGATGAAAAAGGAAGGGATATCTGTGGCTCTATTATGTATGCTGCATGGGGAGGTGACAGCATGAAGAGCTGGTGTGAAAAGACTATTAATAAAATAGAAAACCAATAATGGAAAAACTAGAAAAGCGGTTCCTAAGCTCCGACTTCGAAGTTCGCTCTCAGGAGAGCGGGTCTATCGTTGTTGAGGGCTATGCAGCGCGATTTGACGATGAGACCGTTATTGGCGGAAAGTTTGCCGAGCGTATTGCTCGTGGTGCGTTCGATAAAGCCGACATGTCTAACACTGTCGCTTTGTTCAACCACGACTGGAATATGCCATTGGCCCGTGTTGGTCGCGGCTTGGAACTTGAAGTCGATGACAAGGGTCTAAAATATCGATTTGAACTGGGTAACCAGTCGTATGCAAAAGACTTGGCTGAGAACATCCGTATGGGTAATGTTTCCACCTCTAGCTTTGGCTTTACTATCTCTGATGACAACTGGGAGCGAAGGGACGATGGTGTTAACCTTCGAACGATTACCGAGGTTGAAACTTTGTACGATGTTTCACCGACTACTCAAGGTGCCTATCCAACAACTGAGGTTGCTTTGCGATCCATGGAAGCTTTCTTTGACGAAGAGGTAGAGAATGAGCTGCGTAAACTGGAAGAGGAGGAAGAAAAAGAAGATAAAGAAATGGATGGAGAAGAGGAAGAAGAGGAAGAGCGTGCCGAAATGACGGAGGAAGAGGAGGAAGAAGAAAAGAAAGAAGAGGAGGAAGAAGAAAAGAAAGAAGAAGAGGAAGAATATGCTGAAGAGCGGGTTGAAAATTTGATTGACCCTGCAATTTTGCCTCATCCTTATTCACAGGCGTTTAACACAGAAAAAGTTGAGCCAACCGAGGCTCGAAATAATAAAACAAACAAAAAAGATTCCAATATGGAAAAAGAAAACAAAAAGAACGCGCCAGCGTTTGTCCAGGGCCTCGGCGATTCAGAGGCTCGTGCCGCCAAGCAATTTAGCTTTGGCAAGATGGTAAAAGAAGCAGCTCAGGGCCGATTGACTGGCCTAGAGGCAGAAATGAACCAAGAGGCTCGTAACGAGTTTCAGAACGCTAAAGTAAACGTAGCAGGCGGTATTTGTATCCCTGAGTTCATTTTGCGTGCTGGTGCCGCTCCTTTGGGCGTTACTGCTGGCTCTTCCAGCTCTACTGTAGATTTCGGTGGCACGATTGGAGTGGTAGACAACGGTCTCGTTGAGTCGTTCCGACCAAACGATTTGGCTGCTCGGATGGGTGTTCGCAACTTGTCTAACTTGACTGGTGATGTCGTCTTCCAGGTTCAGAACGCTTACAACGCAACTCCGGCAAACAGCGGCCAGGTTACTGCTGCCTCTCCTGCTGAAGCTGTTAGTAAAGCTGCTGAGTCTGCACAGTTCGCTGCCAAGACCTTGTCTCCAACTCGTTACGCTGCTCACACTCAGGTTACTGACCAAATGTTGGCGCAGTCTGCTGACGACATGGGTGCTTTCCTTGCTCGTGAAATTCGCACAGCTATCGACCGCAAGTTCAATGCTGACATCGTAGCGAAAATTGACGGCGCTTACTCAGCAACTGCTTATGTTGCTAGTACCGCAAACCCACTCGATATCGAAGCTGCTTTGTTGGCCGCTGACGTGCCGTTGGAGAATGTTGTTGCTTTGTGCGGAACTACTGCATACCGCACTTTGCGTGCGTTGAGCCACGACGCTGGTTCTGGAATGTTGTTTGCTGGCGACGCCAAGCGTCCAAACATTATGGGCTACGAGTCTTACATCTCGTCTCAAGTTACCGCTCAAGACGCTCACTTCTTTGACAAGACTCAGCTCGTGACTGGCACGTGGGGTGGATTAAACCTCATCGTGGATCCATATAGTGATGCTGACAAAGGTGTTACGCGAATGATCGCTAACGTATACCGCGATGTTGAGATCTTGCAGGCTGCTGCTTTTGCTGGTCTCTCTGGTGTAGTTGCCGCGTAATTAACGTATA